TGTAAACTTTGAGTACCACTGCCTAAAACTTGTTCTTCAAACCATTCTCTAGTTGTTAATACTTTACCAGTACTTTCTGAATCTATTAAAGATGTTGTTAAACTAGGTGCTGTAACTTCTCCATTATGTAGTACTTTAAAAGCATCACTCCTACTTGTTACATTTAGTGTTGGTAGAGTATAATTAAAATCCCCATTACCAACTACAAACATTGGAGTGGTAGCACCATTAGCACTACCAGTTGTTTCTAAACTTGCTTGACCTACTGTTGTTGTTCCATAACTATTATTTTTATGACCTGTTCCAAGCATTGAATTACCATAACCTATAGTAGATTCATTTCTTAAACCTGTAGCAAATTTATAACCATTATAATTTCCACTACCTAACGTGATATAAGTACCATTAACAAAACTAGAATATGATCCATTTGTATTTTTCCATCCATTAGTAAATGAGTATGCTTCAGAACCAGTATTTTCAAACCCCATTACAAGAGCTCCATAACCAGTAGATCCATGAGTAGTACTGACTGTGATATAAGCCCCAAAGTCAAATGAATTTTCACCTATATTTCCTACCATAGTTGTGTCTATAGTATTTACTCTATACCCAATTCCATTTCCTTCATCTATAGCTATGAAAGGTAGTGTTACTCCATAATCAGTATTCAAATCCGTAAATCCAGGGAATGTAACTAATCCATCAAGTTTAGTCTTATCACCATTAACAAATGCGCCTTCACTTGGTTTTAGTTGGTAGGCTGAAAGGTCTGGTGTACCAGATTGTACCCATGAAGTACCATTCCATTCTACCCAATAATCTAAAGTGCTATCATAGGCTTTTGTGCCTTTATCTGTGGCGCTTAAACCTAATGCGTTTAATTGTACTGTTGTTTTTTTAGTGGGTATTATATACGGTGTTTTTACACCGCGTGGCGCTGGCATAGCGCCTTCTATTTGGCTATAGCTTAACGATGTTGTGAGCGCTAAAACGAGTATTAATATTAGTTTTTTCATAGGTTTAAAATTTGCGTAATGTAATTATGGTCCCAATAGATACTTGGGCTATTAAATCGGTGTTTATAAGTGTTAAATTATTATTGGTACTAAAATAAGTGCGTGTATAATCTATGCCTTCGCGCATTTTAAAGCCTTCGAATGTGGCGTCTATACTGGCTGGGTTTCCGGAGTAATTAAAAACGGTTTGTCCTGCGGTACTTGCTACTATTATTTGTTGTGTAGATAAGGTGCTGCCATAGGGTCTTATCTCGAATAGTTCGCCTGCGGCTTCTTCATACAAAGTAATAAAACCTGTGGTGTTATTATACTCAAAATCTCTGGTGGCATGGTTTGTTAGTTTAAAGCCATTTTTCCAAATATCTATATTGTCGGGTTTGGTAGCTAGTGTTATGTTAAAACCACTATCTACTGTTAGTAATAAGGGGTTAGATGTTTGTGTTTGTGCCGAACTGCCATTCATTAAATGGTATTGCGCGTTATAGTATAAATACAACTCGTTTTTATCGAGGGTTATATACCATGTATTCTCGGTGCCTGGTGCTGGTAAGCTTGCTGTGTTATTTACAAATACTTTATCGTTGGTAGCGGTGGTTATTTCCCATACATCTGTTAATACATTCCACTTGGCAACCTGCTCTGTAATACCAGGCCCTGCATCTATTATAGCCCATGCATTAGCTTCGGCGGTGGTATGTGCGGCTTGTAGTAATATTAAAGATTCGTAACGGCCATAATAAGGGTTGTAGGTATCTGAATTTGATAAAGCATCTATTAAATTGGCATGGTTTTCTAAAATAAAACCTAGTTCGTTAAAGTCTTCGGCAGTTGCTTCGGTAAGGCGTTCTATTACAGCATTAATGTTCGTTTTATCTTTAAGCTCATTTGAAGGTCGTTGTGCTAATTCCATTAATGCTAATTTTTATTAAAGATGGTGTGTGTTTGGTTTTTAAAAAAGGACATCTTGTCTAGGGATTTAATTAAGCAGATTGCTTCGGGTTTCTCGCAATGATGTTAAAAAGACACGGTGCTCTTGGTATTTTTAGGGTTTACAAATGTGGCTACGGTTTTAATTTCGTAGTCTGGAAAATCTGAAGGATTGGCTTCTATAATAGTTATGGCTTTTTTAAAATAGGCTTCGGCGGCGTTTTGGCGTTGTAGTTTGATGCTATTTATTTGGGTTTCATTATAGGTGTTTTGCTTACTGTTTGGTAATTCTGATAGTTTTGGTTGTAGGCCGTTTATAGATAAATCGAACGCGCCACTTTCAATAGCTTTTACTACAGCATAATTAACTTGTGAGGCTTGAAGCATTTCTAAAACGTCTTTATGGGTTGTTTCAGCTTCAGCATTAATAGCGGTTTGGGTATTGGTATTTAATACTGCTGTAAAATATTGGTGATGGGTTTCTAATAAATAAGGGCGTAGTGCTATAAATGTTTTACGACTGTTGTTAATATTAAACCAACGGTTAAAGGTATCGGTACGTTTTACAAAGAGTTCTTTAAATAAGGTGTAGCCTTGGGTTGTGGACCATGGGTCGAAATCAACTTCGTTGGCTTCCATTATTTTAAGAGCTTCATCTATAGCATTGAATCCTGCTTCGATGAATGAGCGACGTAAATCGCGAATTTGCCACCACTGGGCTGCTTTAAAGTTTGTGCCTTCGGCTACTGAAATTCCTGAATCGGACACTTGCACGTTGGCTAATGGTAAATATAAAAACCATGCTAGGTTTGCTGATGCTTCTTGAAATAGGTTGTATGCTTCTAGCTCGATGCCTGTGGGTTCGGTAGTGGCATAATCGTTATACAACAAATCGCCTATTAAGGGTTTGATGTATTTACGTTCGGCTTGCTTGATGTATGGCTCTACGCTTGCAAATTCTAAATTTTTATTTACGGAAACGTATTGCTTTAACGCGTCGATAGTTTTTATAAGTACTGCCATTATATATTGGTTTGGGTTCCTGTTGGGTTAGCATCTAGTGTGGTAAGCTCGGTATTTGCAAACCCGCCTTGTAGTTCTGGTGGCCACTGGTTATAATCGCGTAATAGGTCCCAGATTTCTAGTGTTATTTCGCGCTTGGTTTTAAATAGTGATGTTAGAATACTGAAGGCTTCGCGTTTATCGGATCCTGAACCGGTGTTCATTTTACCTCCGGGGATGCCTGCGCCTACTATTGAGGGATCGACCCCCATGGCAAACATGATTTCGCTGTTTGCTGCTGATGCTTCTGGAAGGTATGCGCCATCTTTTAGGGTATTTTCTACCGCTTCAACTTCAATACCTTTTACCCAATTGCCGTTTAAATCTTTATAGACTACGGATTGAATGGATTTGCCTGCGTTTTTATTTCCTGACAAGTGATCGTCGATTGCTACGGTGAGCTGGTCGCGGATTTCTTTTTTCTTTTCTGGCATGTAGTCTTCCCAATCGTTTATATAGGTGCGTTTAAAATATTCTTCGGATATATGAACGATGTATTTTATATTGAGTTGGTTTTCGAATAATGCTTTTTTGTATTCTGGTATTGAGTTTGCTACATCCATCCAGCCGTTACGATACACCGCATGCCAGTCGGTTTCTGGGTAATAGGTTTCGCTCATTAACGGATAGAATACGGGTATTACAAATTTGTAGATGCGTTTCTTTTTACAGTATTCTTTTATTTGTTCGGCGTGCCACCAGCTATCTATGGCTGGAATTTTTTCGACATACTCTGATGTTGGTGATGTGTTTGAACTCCAGTTATGGCAGAAATACACGTTTTCTATGAGTCCTGATTTTTCATTTATTTTTTCGAAGCGGCATTTAGCTGCTTGTAATCTGCGGACTGATACTATTTTACTAAAATCTTTTGATAGTATGAATTCTGGAAATGCTATATACAGGGTTTCTTGGTCGGCAATATCTTCGGTCCAGAAACGATTCATTTTACATCTTCTAAAAAAATCATTTATCTCTGGGTAGGTATTTGGTGCTACTATTTTTTTGGTTTGCTTACCAGCTTCATCAACTTCTTTTGTAAATAAATGAAAGCCTTGGCCGTAGTGTGTAGATTTTAATATACGTAGTGCGGCACCTCCTGCGCCATTTTTATTTAAGGCTTTTATTAGATTTTGTGGGTATTGGTTATCGTCGCCCCATTTTGCTATTTCGCCAGCGGTTTTATCTTCTGGGTTTACTATGGTGTGTTTTGGATCTGTTCCTTTACCAAATGAAAAAACAGCAGATGAACCGTGACCAAATGCTACATCGCCGTATGTTGTGATATTACCCATTAATAAATTACTTTTTGGTTATTGAATTCTATAATATGCCTGATGCCAATTTTTTTAATTTGGTTTTGTGGCAATACTTTAATGTTTCGGGTTTTGTTTTCGAAATGCCTGGGGTTGCGGTGTGTTTCTACTTGATTTTTAGGCTTATAACGTAACGATTCGGCTTGGTTTACATTGGGATTTTCTTCTGGAATAACCAATTTAGCTTCTGGATAAACCAATAAGCGGCCTCCTGTTTTAGAATATTTGTTTAGGGTGCGTACTTTTATACTAAAAACGGGTGCTTTACCTGTATTGGTTAGCGTTTTCATTTGCGTTAGCGCGTCTTGTAAATAAATTGTGGCTTGCCCCATAGTACTAATTTGCATGAATTGGCGGTTATAAAAAAGGACATCTTGTCTAGGGTTAACACGGGGTTGGGCTGTCTGCCCAATCATCAGTATTTACGGTTAGTGGTTGGTGTACTTTTATGCTTCCTAAAAAGCGGTAGCCGTAGAGCTGCTCGTTAAACACAGGGCCTACTTTGGCACAGGTTACGTTTTCTATTTTAAAACGGTTGTAGAGTATGTGGCTTGGTAGTGTGGCATCGTGCCGCATACGTGCTAATAGTTTTATTCCTATTTCTTCGGCGGTTGATAGTTTTAGGTTTTGATCGGTATAATCAGCTTTTAAGGGTTTGGTATAAATAGTGAATGCCCAGGTGATGTTGTAAACGGATTGCATACGGTTGCTATCGCCAAAGTCGCCTTCGTGAGATTCTATAACCATGCATGGAAATTCTGCTGAACTGCGGAAGCTTCCCATTATTTCGGTTAGGTCCATACGGAAAAAGCTGTTGATATCGTTTAGGTTACTTGCTAATTGACTAAAATAGTTGACGAGTTGCTGGTGATTGATTATCATTTTTTATTTATTTTTTTGATATCGTTGTTGTAAATGGCTAAAAAATCGTTTAATAAAATATTATTAGTGGCTTCTAGTTTACTGGGGTCGCCTTCTATTTTATCGAGTATAATTTCTGAGAAGCTGATGTATTTTTTTTTAGTTTGAATGGGCGCTTCGCCTTCTTCTGGCTCGATTGGTTTTGGAAATATTAAGGGGTAGGTGTTTGCTATATGGCCACGGCATCCTTGATAACTGTAAGCTATGGCTAACTTGGTTTTGGGGTTTAGTTTTTGGAAGGCATCGGCGCAGTTATCTACAGCGAGCTTTATAAATGGTTTCCGGATATCTATATCGGTTGGGAGAGTGGCTTCTTCTCTATATAGTGTGGCGCATAGTACGCTTAGCCATATATTATTATGGGTTTGCCGCCATTTGTAAAAAGCAACATCGGCAAATGCAAACTCGGCTATGGTGCTGTTTCGTAAACGGGTGGCGGGTGCATGGTAGGTGACGTTTTTTATTTTTACGCTAGGTATAAACGTGGTGCGCTCTACGGATTGATATAAATATTTTGTAAGGTCTTGAAATGCTTTTGGCTGAATTTCTTTTAATGCTATACGAATATTTTGCCATGTGTTATGGCGGAGTAATTCTTTGCTTAATTGGTAGTATAGCTTGGTAGCGGCTAGGGTAATAGCATCGGGTGAGTCTTTTACCAGGGTTTGAAAACATTCTAGCTGGTGAGCAATGTTTTTTAATTGGGTTTCTGATAACTCATTCCAAGTTTGTGGTATTGTAAGGTTAACTACCATATTACTTTTTAATGCAATGTGGTGGTTTTGGTGTGCTAATAAAAGGACATCTTGTCTAGTAAAAAGAAAACCACCTTGTTAGAGGTGGTTTTA